GTAAGCCGCATAGTGCTCCGCCTCAAAGCCTTCCGGTAACTCCACATTGATATTGCAAGCACTACCTTCGCCGACAAGCACGTAGTTCTCCACATATCCGTTTTCATCGACCTGAATTTTCATTTTTCCATCCCCTTACGCAGTCGCATAAATCATGGCAGTCACGCCGGTCACATTGCTGTCCAGTTGCAGCATACATGACATATTCGCCCCGCTGCCGCTTATGGTCATCGCCGCGCGATAGTAGTCATTGCTGGTCGGCAAAAACAGTCCCCACACGCCCGCAATCGTCGGAAATACAAAGGAACTATATTTGTCACCACTATTAGAAATAGAGCGTATCATTACAAGCAGATTCTTAAAAATGCGACCGTCGAAATTAGCTCTAAGAACTGAACTAGCACTAGCCCCTAGTGTTCCATTCACCAAGACTTGTGCGCCTCCCGGCCAATAAAAGTTTCCATCACTATTCAACAAAAACTGATGTGTATTACCTGTCCAGTTGGAATAAGCTGTATCACTGGTGTAATTGATGAAAAGCCCATTGTCCAGCGTCCCTATTGTCCAGTCGCCATCGACTGTTTTGGACGATATGATAGGATAATACAGGCCTCTGTCTCTTACTGCATCTGGCCGTCTCAGGATAGCGAGATCTCTGCCGCCAGCCCACGCTGAACTATTACCGTGATGGGTAATCTTACTGTCCGCGTCCATAGTGCCACCAGCCAGAGGGAGGACTTTCAGGTTTGCCAGTGCGGATGCCTGCGTTTTTGCCCCCGTCCCGCCCTTTGAGATGGGCAGGACTCCGGTTATTGCATCGCCGCTCAGAGCTAACATTTCCTCTAAGGTTTGCCCTTGGAAGTAGACCGGGATATGGAATTCAAAATCATGCTCTCCCCAGTCAAAGACCGGCACACCGCGCTTGATGGTGCCGATGACCTGCACCGTCGAGATCTTGTCCGTAGCCGCAACGGAGAGTGTATGCGTCTCGTTATAGCTGACACCGGTCAGCTCAACCTGTGCGCTGTAGGTGTTGCCGGTGAGGGTAGGCGTGACCACCGTCCATGCGGATGCGCCGTCCACCTTGTATTTGAGCGTGAGCGTGTTATCCGCTGCGCCGAAGGAGCCGTTATACCAGCTGCCGGTGATGTACAGCATCACCTTGTCCCCGGTTGGGGTTTCGCGCGCCGACGATGTGCGGCAGGTCAGCTTGACATACGGGACGAGATCAATCGGCACCGTCACGGCTGTGCTATACCCTCGGCTATCGGTCGCGTCGAACGTTACCGCATCCGCCTCAATCGCCGAGATCGTGCGGGATGTGCCGTCGATTACCTGACCGGCAATGCGCTTCTGCCGGAGTGTGGCGCTGTTGCGGGCGGTTGCGGAGATGGTGCAAAGCGCATCGGAGCAGTAGCGGATGAACTTGGTGTTGCTGCCGGTCAGCGTCGGGGTAAGCTCGTCAGAGGCTTCCACGCTGGCCGTGATTTGAGGCGCGCAAACACTCTCCGCTGCGACGCAGGTCAGCGTGCAGGTCTTGGCGCTGCCGACCTGCGTGCTGCCGGAGTAGGTCTTGCAGGTCAGCGTACATTTGCCGGACTTCGCTGCGGGAATCTGCGCATAGAAGCTAGCCGGAAGCGTCCAGCCAATGTAGGTGGGGGACAGCTTGACCTCGGACGCGGACACGCCGCCGTCTGCGGTGATATAACCGGATAGGCCACCGAAGGCGTAACGGATAGAGTGCGTATAGGCCGCAGACTTGCGGTTGACCGCGATCATGGACACCGCGCCGATGTTGGCATCCGTTGCAGAGATCGTACTCTCGCGGAGAATTTGCGTCAGCTTGACTTGACCAGAGCCAGAAATGTAGATCGGCAGGTACGGATTGCTGTCCGTCCAGACCTCGATCTCGACCGATACGGTCTTGTTGCCGTCATCATTATGCACAACGGTAGTCGTGCCGGACACGAGGAGCTTGCTCTCGTTCCACCCCATGGAGGTTTGGTTGCCGGTGTTATCGTGATATGCCACCTGTACGCCGTCAATCTTGACGCGGTAGCCGATGGTATAACCGGAAAAGCTGGTCTTGCCGTTGTAGAGCGTGAGCGTGTAGGCCAGAGTGGTCGAGTTTGCCGCGTTGCTCTGACTCTGCTCGGTCAGGGCGAGAATAGCATAGTAGGTATTCCGGGTATTGGTTTGGATGTTCGCCACAATCTCACCTCCTAGACGAAAAAGCAGGCCGTCCGGGCGCTGTCGCGGTCGTTGGAGTAGTCCTCAAACCGCGCGTGCAGCCCGATGGTCAGATACGTCCGAACGGTGACATTCTCGGCCTCAACACCGGACGCGGTAGCTTCAAGGATTGCCTCCCCGTTTCGCTCAACGTGGAGGCCGCTGTAGTCGATGCGGGACTCCATTTCCTCGCCATCTTTAGTCACGTGCAGGCCGTCTTTGTCCAACGTCGCCCCTGTTTCTGTAACAACTTTGGTCACGCCATTTTCTTCAATATTTTTAACGGTCGCACTAATTTGGCTCTCATTTTGTTCGATTCGAGTGAGTTCGGTACGCAGAGAGTCAAGTTCTTCTGACTGTTTTGATACTTGTGTGTTGATCCCATCAACATTCAATTCCAAATTGGACATTTTACCAGCAGTATCACGATTTTCTATCTTTAACCCATCAACGTCTTTTCGTAAAGATAAAATTCGGCCGGGAATGTTTTTATATTCCTCGGACGCAACCGCAGCCTTATCAGCATAACTCTGGTCGCCTGTGCTGATAATTCTTGTACCGTCAGCGTCCAGATATACTCTCATAACATAGGTCGTTGAGGTATTACCGTTTCCGTCCGTCACAGATAATATATCCCCGGCCTTGATCTTGGCGGTTCTACAAATCGTGAACTCCATCGGGGTATAAGTCACTGTACTTAGCTTCTCGTATAACCCCTCGGCAATGTTCAGCAAGGTGGTCTTGTCAAGTAAAGCGGCAATACCGTTTTGTAAAATCGAGAAAACATTGCCGTCAGCATCTTCGGGGTAAATTACGCCGACATCATCGGCTTCTTGCTTGAATTGCACGCGCTGAATCAGATCGGTCTGATAGCTTTTCCGAGTCAAGCTGTCCTGAAAGTACCTAAAGGTAGTGCTCTGACTAACACCCGATACTGAGATGTCGCTTGATTGATACCACGCGAACTCTATCGCGCCCGTAATATCACATCGGGCAAAGCATCCAGCTAACTGCGCCACCCAACTGACAATCTGTCGAGCAGTAACCCGTTCCGCGTAAAATGCTGGAACTTCGACTGCTTCATTCGCAAAGGTACTGCCGGACAGGGTTACTCCCGCGATGTTGCACGCAAACTCGGTTAAAGCACGAACAGTCATCGGAAAACGGGATTGGTTGTTGGACAACCATTCGGAAAAATCTATTTCGAGCTTCGCCAACGAGTCATATGCTACGAATCGGGATGACACTTTGGATAGCATCGTCGGGGCTTCCACATAAAATACCCCGACAAGGGTTTCCGTACCGTCTTCTATCTGATAATAAGTCAGATGTTCGCCGACCACAATCCGAGAGCTTGGATTTCGGAGTTCTACCTCAACAGCAGAAGCCGTCGTACAGCCTACCGTGAGATTTGTCTGACTGTTCACATCGCTTGTGTACTTACATGATATAATCAACGACGAGTCAATGACGCTACCGTCTTCCCGAACAAACTTGTTTTGGAGCATAGTTACACCTTCTCTACCGTTCTATGACGTTGATACTAACGTCCGTATAAAGAACCGTTCCGTTAGCGTAAGTGTGCATAGTATAAGAACAATTCGACGAGTATGCGTCCATAGTGTACAGTTTTCCTCTGTCGGGGAAAGTAAACTGATACTCTTTACCCTGCATAAGATCGATAATGTAGTTTAACTCATCCTCATTCATTACCGACCATTTAATACCAATTTTGCGTACATCTCGACGCACCCAATCAATGTGGATAATACCGTCCTCGGTTCGTCCGCTGCTGGAACCCGCAATGTTCTCATGTTGTATGGTAACGCCAGCGCTAGGCTCATAGATCGGGGTACTTCCTACGAGCCAGCGATTCGCCGGATCGAATTTATTGATTGCCATAAAACACCTCCCGTCTTAGAGTTCCAGCAACGGATTTGAACCAGTTCGTACAGTTTCACTTCGGGCATAGTCAATGATAACCTCAAAGAGAGTTTTTTCGTTCACTTTGGCAGTTACCGTCTGTGCCTTATCGCGCTCGGAATTACGACCTGCCATTGCCGCAACTACCGCCTTGTACACACCGCCGGATACAGAGTCAACAATCTGGTCGTTGTTTGCAACGGCTGTCTTTCTACCGATAGAACCAACCATCTCTGCACCGGATTCACGCGCGATAAATAGTTGCCCAGCATCGACAAAACCACCGGAGGCGTATGCTTGAAACGTGATCGATGCCTGACTGCCTTTTACATTCACTTTACCGTTTATCTTCGGAAAGCGGGTGTTTTTAATACCCTGTGACATCCCATTTGCAAAATCTTGACCGTAAGAATTGCCAAAAGAGTAGGCGCTCTGAGAACCAAAAATATCCCCAAACGTATTCGTCAACATTCGGGAAACTTCTTGTGTTTTTGCCGAAACCCCCTCGGAAATCCCGCTTGTATACGAAGATGCAATCTCCCCACCCGCGCTTGATGCGGTTTTCACACCGGAACTTTCCAATTCGGCAAAGGTGGTATTTACCGCGTCTTCGAGAGTGGTCTTGTAGGAATATACAGGCGAGGATGCGTGCCCACCTTTTCCTTTAACGAGACGGACGTCAAAAAAGCTATTGATGATTCCCTCCATAGCTTCGCTGCCCCACGCGGAGCCATCTAATTTCAGCGCATCCATATGCCCTTGAATAGCGTTTGAAATCTCATCGACATTCTCGCTCAAATTGAGAAGGCTAGTCCTCACGTATTCTTCCTCATTAGCGCCATTCCAAATATGCTCAAGCCAGCTCATTTCCGACCATTCTTTGTCGAGATTGGATTTGGTCGTATAGACTTGCTTTACCGCGTTTTCTTGCACAGAATCGAAAATGGACTTTAATTCACTCTTAATTCCAGCTTCTTGCGCGGCGTAATCATCCTCAATCGTTTTCTTAATATCACCTAATAGATTTACATCCTCCAAAGTGCCATATTTCGAAGCATATTGAATGTCTTCGTCGATTTGCTTGAGTACGGAATCTCTGGCAGATGCTAAATCCTCAAGTGCAGTCCTACCGCTGTCAGCGATTGAAGCAAGCCCCTCCTTAGTTTCTTTAATAGTCCCGCCAAAATCAATTTTGTTGCTTTTGAAATTTTCGACAGTTTGATTCCATTGCCAAGCCGCATCAGACATACCCCCGCTGAGATAGCCGAGTTCGTCGTACCATCCCTGAATTTTGACCATGATCTCTTGGTAGGCAGGATCGTCTTTCTGCTTCCCGATCAACTCATCATACGAGTTGTCGATAAGCATCTTGAGTTCTTCCGCACGGCCTTGCGTTTCACGGACATAGCGGTGATATTCACCGATTAGCGTTTCAATCTGAGCGGTTATCTCAGGCGTCGCCTGCCGCAAAGCACCAACAAGGGCAGTAGTGATAGATTCTTCCGAGAGCCGCAAATTGTCAGAAATCGCGTTATACAGGATTTCAAACTGCTCCTTAATTTTTGCAACTTCTTCCTCAGTGACTGTCCCGGTAACACCGAGGGTCGTATTGAGAGTTTCAAATTTTAGAGCGGTATTATCGATCGTTTGCTGATTGGACTCGATTTGGCTACCCCACTCAGCAATCTGATCGTTCTGAATCTTATAACTCTCAGTCAAGACTTCGAGCTTTTGCTTCAAATTGTCTAAGGAGACACCGACCCCGTCAAAAAACGCATCGTCAACGACCGCCTTACGCGCATCGCTAACCGCTTCTCCGATTCCTGCAATTGCACCCGCTAAACCAACAACGGCGGCAAGAGCTAATCCGTATGGTCCAAGAGCGGTGTACATTGTTGCACCGGCTACTGTCGCAGCAACGCCAATTCCCGCAATTTTAGACCCCGCATTTTCACAACCATTTGCGAGTTCTTTTACGTTTTCCTTCACAACCGCAAATTCTACAAAGCCTGCGGCGGCTATGATTGCAGCCTTTTGGATTCCGGATAAACTGTCGCGAATATTCGCGATACCTCCGTTAAGTGACGAGAAAACATCTCCACCTTTATCCTTTATGGTCTTAAAGCCTTTTGTAAACGTACTCACAAGCGACAGCGTCTTGAACCACGTCCACGCCTTTTTGACTTTTTTCCACAACAAGGCAACTGCGGCAACGCCCACTCCGGCGATAACAAACTCTTTATAATCATATAGATACTTGATAATCTTCTTGATGGGGTTGATTATCTTTTGAAGTTTCTTGTAGATTTTGTCTACATTTTCGGAAACCGCATCTCCAAGGAAATCGTAGCCGGGTAACTCAAAATCGAGTCCGCCGCCGCTTGCCGATACGCCAGCCCCGGAACCGCCCCTGTTCTGATCGGGAAGCACGTTCAGCTCGTCGAATGGAGCCAGATAACGTTTCAGCTCCTTTGCGGAACCAGCCGCGCTGTCCATGTTATCCGAAATATTCTCTGTTGCCGTTGCTGCACTGGACATCGAGCTGCCCCAATCGATCTCCTGCAACTTAGTACCCGAAAGAGCGGCAATATACGCAATTATTTCACGGAGAGCTTTTGTCACAGCGATTGCAACAGGTAAGACTTTTGTTAAAATTGGAATGAACAAATTGCCGAAAGCGCGACTCGCTTGTTCTAACTGAGCCTTCAAGATACGAAGCATATTGGCAGGCTGTACCAGCGTCCGCGCCATGTCCTTTTGTGCCTCTGTCACCTGTGTCAACATTGCATAATATCGCAGTTGCGACTTTTCTGCTTGAGTCATATTGGAAACACTTGTAGAAATGCCAAGGTTTAAGCGTTCTTGCTCTAAGCGTGCGACGGAAAGGTCATAGCCCAATCGGCGTAGAGGTTCCAACTCGCCTGCAATGCCAGACTGTACCTTCTGCATAGCGTCATCAACTGCTATGTTATAAAAAGATGAGAGGTCGTAAGCGAGTTGAGTAAGATTCTTCGACATATAGGCGGCTTTATCACCGGCAACACCAAATCCTGAAATAATAGTGTTGAACACGCCTTGATTTTGCATCCACTCCGCAGGGTCAATGCCCATAATCTCAGATACGGTCTGAGCGTAATCGTAAGCCTCTTTGGAATACTTGCCCATGGACACAGTAAACAGGTTCATGGTTTCGAGGTATCTCGACGCCTTTGCAATAGCGTTACTGGTAATTTTCGAAATCTTATTGAGAATTGCCGTTATTCCGATACGTTTCAGGAGGTTAAAGCTATTCGCCCATTTTTGATTTGAGGACGTTGACCTCTTAACCGTTTTGTTATACTGCTCCGTGCTCAGAATGAGCTTCTGAATACGGCTCGGAAATGCGGAAAATCCGTTGGACACCTTCTGCATTTCATCAGCAAAAGGCTTCATGGCGGCGGCAAGATCGGCCATCTGCTGGGCGAACTTGTCAATGTCAGCCGCTTCCAAATCCTCGATTACCTTCGGCAGCTTGGAAAGCTGACGGATAAAGGTGGTCAGATTGGCCTTACCCAATTCGGAGAGAGGGCGTAAACCGTTGGCAAGGGAAGTCAGCTTGTCACCGTCCGTCCATTTCAGGTCAGCAAGAGCGGTGTTGATTGCCGTAAGCTGGTTTGCGATGGAAGAAGAAATCTTCACATTTCCAACCTGACGCAGAGCGGTCAAGGCGTTGGTGAGCCGGGTGATCTTCTGCGAAGCGTCACCGCTGTTCAAACCTTTCAGAGAATTAGAAAGCTCCCGAATACCCTGAGCGGTCTTGCTCAGACCCGTTGCGCCGCCGCTGGTGGCAGTTTTCAAACGATTGAGCGTGTTAGTCAGGTTTTGAAGCCCCTTGACCGCCTGCGTACTGTCATTGACGATTTGAAACTCCAACCCCTGAATTTCCACATTATCAGCCACTTACGCCACCACCTTTCTCTTGAAATTTCTTATTGATCGAAATCATCATCATTTCCATCATTGCTTTCGCTTTACTGTCACTCTTAGCCTCAATACTCTTTTCTTCCGTTGGAGTTCGCTTACCGTATAAGTCATACGGGTGATCTGGATATGGAGCGGCTCTCGTGCCCTTCTTAGCAAAAGTGTGTAACACCGGGGCGGCATCTAAGATTGCTTCATACACATACGCCCCTTGCAGCCATAATTCTTGATTGCGGACGTCTCTCTTAATCTTCCATGCTTCTCGGTAATATCTAGCAAGCTCCACGTCTTGCTCCCAGAATTGCTCGTATGTCATACCGATAGCAAGGTGGAAAGGAAATGTTTTTTTGAAAGTGTCTGTGTAAGCAAAACAGGAGGTGGGGTTAGTCCCACCCCCTGATTCTCTGGAAAACGGGTGGCTTACACGCCCATCTTCCAGTTCGGGTTTCCCTCCTGCTCACCGTCTTCCGGTTCAGCCATGAGGGTGTTGATTGTATCGGCATACATTTCAATCAGCGCTGAAATCAGCTCACCCTTATGCGGCATTTTGTTATAGATGCTGTCAATGGTTGCTTGTTTGGTATCCTTGTGGTTCGCCAAGAACGCACTCGCAAACAGCATGGGAATCATAGTTACGGGCTTCGAGGAAAGCTCGTCCGCTCGAAAACCGGAGGTTTCGAGCATTGAAGCGGTCTTTCTGGTGAATTCCAAAGTGTAGCTCTTGCCATTGGCAGGATTCGTGATGATAATCGTCTTTGCCATAATTACATCCTCCTAGGTTAGGTTTCGGAAAACTGGATGGGGGTAGACGGGGCAATGCTGATATTCATACCAACCACTTCGTTCACACCACCACCAACCGGGTACACGGACAGTTCACCGTCAAAGCTGAACTTACCGTTCGAGCCATCAGGGGTAAGAGTGCCGCCGCTCTCGGTGCCGCCGAACCAGACTGCATAGCTTGTCTTTTTACCTTCCAGAGCCTTTAGCGTCTTATATTCGGACATGGTATAGTTGGCAGAAAAGTTCAGCGCGTCGAGCGACTGAATACCGGCGATGTACGTCTGCATCTTGTCGCTCAGGGTGGTGGTTTCCAGCATTTCAGGTTCGCCGCCGAGGTCAGGGAACTCCTTAATGTCAATCAACTTCGACCAAGTGTCGCCGGTATCGCCTTTCTTCATAAGAAAGACCTTATAGGTGGAAATAGCCATTTTGTTTACCTCCTGTAAAGAATAGTTCCGTCCGTTTCGGCCTTGTACCGAGCTACCAGACGGTAAATTGTTGCGTTCTCCAAATTGGGAACAGGGGAAAGGGAAATGCGCCGGAAGTTCTTGACGTACATGAGATCGTCCACGAACTTCATGATCTTGCGGCAAACGGATTTCTTACCGCCTGCTTTATCGGAGTAGACATTCACCTCGTACATCAGGGTAGCGAACCTCTCCGTATCGCTGCTGTCCATGTGAGCTTCCGTGGTGTAGTTATCCTGCTCAACCAAGCTCACATAAGGAAAACGGGTAGGGGCATTGACATACTCGCCGCTGACCAAGATACCGGGAAACTGCGCTCTCAGGGCTTCCGCAATCGGCGTGTAGATTTGACTCTCCACATCAATCATGAAAACACCTCCTTCGCAATCTCCGTGAGCCTGTCTTGCAGCTCCTTTACCGTTTCGTACATCGGCATGTTGGCGGGGTTGCCGTGGGTGATGACCACGAACCTGCCGTTCTTCTTTTCTTTCAGCACTCCGTTCGTACCGGGGTCGCCGTAATAACCCCAAGAGTGCTGCTTGCCGTGACCCTGACCATATTCGCCACGCTTCATACCGAGTTCTCCGGCTTCCGGGTGATTGTCCGGGTAGGTCACGCCAGTACCAAACTCCACAAAAAGCGTTGCCCTACCTGTCGCCACGACCGCTCGGACATTGTTCCCACGGGGTTCCACGGCCACGGAAACATCGTTGGTGCCATCGTAAACAGCCCGCTCGAACTTGGCGGAAGCGATCTCTAAGCCCTCCTGCGCCACCCTGTCGAGAAAGACCGCAGTCTGCTCTTGAAGCCGGTTCTTCCAGTTCTCGATTTCCCGTATCAACCGCTCAATCCCTCTCTCGGAGAGCGGAACATTGATTGTCTGACTCACGATACCGTCACCTTACTGACCGCATAGGAAATGGAGTTGAGGGACTTGGCGACTCGCCGAACCATGTAATCGTAGAGCGGCTTCCCGTCCTCGTCATACTGCGGCTCCCTGTCGATAAACAGCACGGTATTCTCGTCAATGGGGCAGCTCAGGTCATCGGTAACGATCACCTTATCGTACCCGGCGAAATTACCGAACTGCTCCACCTGAGCGGAGCCGGTCGCCGCCGAGATATTGGCACTCATCGCCACAGCAGGCTTGTAGAACACGATTTCCTCACCAGTCTCGTTACCATACTCATCCTTGGCAGAAACCTTACGGTCATACAGCAGATACCAGAAGGGCGATTTGTTGCGGTTCAGCGTCTTCATGCTCAACCTCCCATTACGGAAGCAAAGGGAACGATGTCCCTCAGCAGCGTAGGCGGCACATCGCCGTCTTCGTAGGAGCGGGAGATGCCGTTCTCACTGTGAGCGGTCTGCCCTTCGGCTCCCCGCTTGTTCAGCAGATACACGGCAATCTCCACCTGAATGTGAGCGTACTGGTCAGGAACAGCGGCCACGGTGGGGTCGAAAGGGTATGCCTTGCGGCACACCTTGTTTCCGGCGATAGAAAGGTAGGTGGAAAGCGTGTCCTCGTCTGTCTCGCCGGTCATGGCTTTTACCATTGTCAACTTCTCAGCGTCCGTCATGCTTTCCACCTCCGATTACTCAGCGGGTTCCTCGGACTCAGCGGGTTCCTCGGACTCAGCGGGTTCCTCAGTTTTCTCGCGGGACTTCTTGATAACAGGAATGGGATTTTCCTCGGACAGATTGAACTTGGTAATGATTTCCTCACGGGTGAGGGCTACGGGGTTGTCGAGGGTATCAACAACCACCGTACCCATCACCACAGAGGTACTTTCCAGTTCACGCCGAGTAATCACCTTGTCCTTTGCGGTAAAGCCTACATTACGGAAGTGATTTCCTTCCCTCACATACACTTTCCCGTCAGAAACATAGAACATGGTGAACCTCCTTAGCCGTTGGTGATGATCTTCGCCAGAGCAATGGTCTTGGGGTCAGCCACGATAGACCAGTTGGCGGTAGCCGCAAGCTGAGCGTCCGTGGGAGAAGCGGTGTAGCCGCTGGTGGGCTTGGTGAAGCTGAAACCGTTGGGGTGCAGGGTTTCACGGATACGAGTCACCAGAGCGTCATAGCCGCCGCCCTTGAGAGCATCACGGGTCAGCTCAGAAGGAACCTTCACAGGGGCGGGGGCGTACTGAATAGCGCCCAAACCGAGGACATAGGTGGTGTAGGTCGCTGCCTTGGAAGTATCCGCGGCGGTGGTGGGACAGCCATCGTCCACGATCACGGTCATGCCGTTCACCGTGCCGATACGCAGGGGGCGCTCCACGCCGTTTGCGTCCGTGTACTTGAGGAAGTCCAGCAGCTTCAGGCCAGCCATATTAGTGGCGACCTTGCTGTGCATAAACACAAGCTGGAAAGCGTCCTGATTGTCGCCCACGGCCTTCTGGATAGCGTCACCGATGGTGGTAGCGCCCATCTTGTTAGCGTCCGCAACGGTGGTAGAAGCGGAAGACAGGTCGGTGGTGTGGTTCGCCCAATCAGCAAACTCACCGCTGCCGGTCACGCCGAAGACTGCATTGAGGATTTTCAGCATGATGGACTGGCGCTGCTTCTGCCAATACTTGGACACCTGAGACACGATCTGCTGCATGGGGTCGGCACCGCTGTTGTAATCAACGATGAAATCCTTCTCCTTCCAGCCGTGCGCGCGACCGAACACGATACCGTTCTGAGCGCCGCCAGCGGGGTCGGTCAGGGTGATGTCGGTTGCGCCATCGTAGTTCTCAGGAGTGCCGCCGATGACCTTGTAGAAGGGCAGGGTGTAAAAGTCAGAGCCGTTGGCGATCAGCCGTGCCAGCTCTGCGTTCGGAGCGACAGCGCCGCTCTCAAACATAGCGGTCAGAGTGGGGTCTTTTGCGTTTGCCCAGTTATAGTTAAATAGCTCAGGGTCAAACGGGAAACCGAGATAGGTAGCCATAATTTTTACCTCCATAATTACTTCAAAATTGTCTGCCAGTCAGAATGTTCCTTGATGAACTCCAACTGGGCTTTGGTGTCGAGTTTCAGAAAATCAGCCTTGGTCATCTCGCCACCCTTATCACCGGCAGGGGGCGTGGGGGTAGCTTTCAGAACCTTGGCTTTTACATCTTTCTCATACTGTTCCAGAAACTTCTTCTGTGCAGCAAAGACCTTATCCATCTCACCGTTCGCCATAGCGGTAGCGGCTTCGGTTGCCAGCGACTCAGGATAACCCTGTGCGGCGAAACTCGCCTTGTAACTGGAAACGGTCTTCTCCTTTTCCAACCCTGCCAGCTTGTTCTTCATTTCCTCGAACATCTGGTCATTTTCCAGCTTCTTGCGTTCTTCCTCAGAAAGCAACTCATTGTGCTTCTTCTTCCAAGACGCAAGCTCGGAAGCGGTCTTGTCAAAGACATCTTTCTTCACATAGCCGGTATAATCGGGGTCGGGAAACTCGTAGTTTGCTAGGGCTTCCGCTTTCTGCTCTGCGGTCATATTCGCAAAGCCATCAATGGTGGAAACATCAATCTTTGCCATACAATCGTTCCTTTCTGCGCTTTTTAGAGTGCATCTCCGCACTATACCTTTGTGTTTACGGTTCTCTCCGTTTTGTGATTTAAGGCTTCTCTGCCTATTCAACGCCTTACGGCGATTAAACCAAAAGAAAAAGGGCTACCAATACCTTTTCGGTATCAGTAGCCCGTAATGGCTGTCCCTACCGCCTATGCGATAGGCTGTTCATATTTCTTTTTACTGCTGACCGCCCACACGACCACTTTCTCGTGCCGCTCGGCAATCTCAACAGTCTTTCCCGCAGTCAAGATTTCTTCAATCATCCTGACCACTTCCGGTGTCAGGCGGATTTCCCTCATCATCCGGATTAACCTCCTTCTGCTTGGCGGCAAGTTCAGCGGCCTTTTTCTCCTGTTCCTCAGCGTAATCCATACTCATACGGTACGCGAGCTGGGGGTCGCTGAACATACCCGAATGTGTAAAGGCCAGAACGGGAGCAATCTTGGGATTACTGAGCATAGTGGTCAATACGGTCGCTTTCTGAGCAATATTTTCATAATTGCGACGAGTAAAGCGAACCTCCACGTTCGACAGCTTCAATTCCAGATCACTCAAATCGGAACAGATACGCAGAGCCAGCTTCAAGAACTCTTTTTCGGAGAGCTTGAACATCAGCTCGGAGTCCTTAGCTCTGGCTTCCGCCGCCGACCAACCGTCACGCATGATGACCGCAGAGCCGGTATCGCTGGTGGAAGAACCACCGTTGCGGTTTGGCATACCGCAGATCGTCAGCACCGTGTTATAGAGGTGATCGACCAGCGTTTGTGTCTGGCTCTGGTTCAGTTCGGAGGTTAGATACTTGATCTCCGCTTTATACTGCGGGTCAATGTCCTTGAACTTAATCGCACCCTCGTCCCGCAGCTTGGAGAAATCATCGCCGGAAATGTCCACATTGTGAAACAGCATGAGTGCCTGAACGAATTGTTCTACACCGTCAAGACGATTGCTGTCCACCGTATTGATCGCGTCCAGCAAGGGAAGGACGATCTCGAAAGCACCCAACCGAGCGTTGTTCGCCGGGTATTCGATAATGGGAATACCGAGCGACTGAGCTTCTTCCCGGACGATCATGCTCTGGTTTTCAATCTCGAAATAGCGGTCTTTCGTATAAATGCTGTAAATTACCGCACCGTCCGACCGCTGAATGTACTTCACACCCATTACGGGCGGTTCACCGATGGAATTGGCATACACCACGAAAGCAAACCGAGGGTCGAGGGTGTAAATCTCGAAGGGAGCTTCATCGCTTTCCCTCTCAAACACGCTGTCAGGAAGTACCATGCGGTATGCCGTGCCACAAATGTGAAACCAATCTGCCAGTTCCTTATCCTTTGCGGCCTTATCCTCGGAAAGACAGTAGCCGTTCAGAGTGGTGATCTTGTCGGCAACCATCTTATCATCACTTCGGCTGACATACTGAATGGGTTCCCCCATCAGATAGCCGACCTTGAAGGATACGATCTCATTGGCACGGTTCTCGACCACATTGTTTTGAATCTCAGGGCGGACTTCCTTTTGACGGTTCAAAATCGGCTGTCTGCCTTTGTAGTAGGCATAGAGATATTCCATATCCGCTTTGTTCGACCAATGCGTAATGAGCGCCTTTCGCAACACGCCCAGCACGTTATCCCGTGTGACTTCCGCCACATCCGTAAAGATTTTCTTACGACCGAAACAACCCAAAACAGAATACCTCCCCTCTACCTATTTTCTCTATTGTTATTGTATCAAACTCTCCAATGCTTGTCAATAGCAAACTTTTAATTATACCATTCGCCACACCGAAAGTAAAAGACTCAAATAGGCCGCTTGAAGACCTCCACCTTACTCCCGGACAGCATACGGATTTCGTTCTCCAATAGGGAGAGTGAATCGGGAGCGTCATCGTGCGGAACCTTACCGGAGCGAGTGTAGGTGGTCACTTCCTTCATGAAGCTCCAATACTGACTGCCCCGCTTGTAGGTAGAAGGATGCTTGAAGTAGAAGTTCTTCTTGATGTTATCGGAAGCGAACTCGATACGGGTCTGCTTGTTGGAGATCGTGCGCTTCGTGCGGATACCAACGGAGTACCCACGCTCACGAATGATCTGGTCAACATCTCTGGCGAAATAGGTTCCTGCGTTGTTACTTTCAAAGACAGCGGAAGCGACTTTATTCTTGATCAGACACTTGGCACATTCCGGCTTCGTCACCTCAGCGGGGGAGTCATCGAAGACCACATCAACGATATACACATCGTTGCCGTAAATCTTCGCCACCGGCATGGAGGTCGAGTCTGAGCCGCTTTCTGCCGTATCACCAACGGCGATGATAGTATCCGGGTCACGGTCTTTCGGCAGCTCGAAGAAGTAGTTCAGCTCGTCCTTGTTGAACAACAACCCCTTCGCTTCAAATGGCTGTTGCTGGAACTCGCTCTCAAACTGCTCCGCACTTAGAAGCTCCCGCTGTCCCCGAAAATAAGCCGTGGTGAAAACCTTTTTACCCTCCCGCTCGTACTCATAATTGCTCTCGTCCGTCACGAGATCGAGGGCGGGTATCTCAATCGCTCTCCAAGCCCAGCCCTCCCGCTGTGCGTGTTCCTGCACACGACCGATGGGGTCATACAGGGAATAGCGAGTGCCGGTGAAAACCATCGGCGCACCTTCAATGGCACGACCCATAATATCGCCGGAGATCACTTCCCACTTGTCATCAAGCCGCTGGCGGTTCTTCGCTTCGTCACGACCTTCCACACAGTCATCGAGGTAGAGGACATTGGTGGCTTCGGACAAACCCACCTGTCGAGCGTCAATAGAACGACACATGATGGTAGGGAAACGGGACTTGCTTTTCAGGTTCACCGTCTTTGTGTCGGCGTTGGTCTGCACCAGCCGTGCGTCCGGGAATACATCGTAGAACAGATACTCGTTAGGGACTGTCAGGTATTCCAGACAACCATTGTAGAAGCTCTTTACAAGGTCATCGCCTGTCCCTTCCATCAGGGTCGAGCGGTCAGGAAACTTGCCGGAAATCATATTCACAAAATTGATACCTGTTTGTGACTTACCCGCTCGTTTTGGCATGGAAATCGTCAAAAGGCACAGTTTCCCGTCCAGAACATCTTGAAACCCCTGCACCATCGGCCTGAGATAGTGCCTCCGGGGCGCATAAAACCGCTTTTCCGGCTTGCGGTCGAGTTCAATGTAGGTCATGAAAGAGTCAAAATCATGGGGGGCTTCAAAGAGAAGACACCTCCGCCACTGTTCATAGAACTTCGCCCCGCCGCTGTGACGTACCTGCTTGGCTGAGAGTGCCAGCAGCTCCTTGTTCACCTTATGTGCCGCCGAGAAATCCTCGGCTTCCCATTCTCGGCACAAAGAGAAAAGGTCGTTGTATGCCCCACTATCATACGGTCTTTTACCGATTACTGCTAAAATAGAGTTTGCGATTTTTGCATAATCCATGTGAATTTCCTTTCTGATAACAAAAAGGGCTACCCGTGTATTTCTACACAGATAGCCCGTAGTGGCTGTCGCTTCTGCCTACACAGAAACCCATAACTAATCGTATTTAATTTTGGCAATCCCAACACCCTTCATAACTACCAAATCATAATCACGTTCAGCAGCAACTTCCTTCAACGTTTCATGACGTAATTTGACAGTGATCGTTTCGCCTACTTCAATCCGGCCAACGGGGTATTCAAAGTCAAAATCAAGATTAAGTATACCATCCACCTCAAACGTAACGACAACATCTTTAAGAATCCGTTTCGAGTTATTAGTAATTTCGTATGCTCTTACCCCGTCTTCATAACCGAGATACCGGACATCTAGTTCGTATTTCCACCGAACATTTCGATAAACCATGGTTCCCACTATAAATAATATTATGACCCCAAGAACAGCAATAAAAATCTTAGCTGTTAATGAAACCTTTGGATTTTGTTTCTCAACTTCGGGCGTAGTGTTTATATTATCGCTCATAACTGGCCTCCCGAATATAGTCACGACATATAGATTACATTTTACGCATTTACGCAATTGTACTATTTTTTACGAAAACCCTATTTACTACTTTTCAATAATTCCACAAGCACAGAAATCGGGAATAGGATAATCAGAAAAAGTATATACATTTTAACCAACCTTTCTTACTCGATCATACCACGTTGACCGACTGATTCCCAACTCCCGGCAGCAGTCCGCCACGGTAATAAGACCGTCTTTTTGTTTTTGAGCGAGTTTTTCAAACTGCTCGTCATCAATCTCGGAAGCGGGTCTGCCTAACCCTCTGCCGGTCTTCACCGACACCCGCTTGCCATCGACAACCGGCATAGCGGCGATACCCTCAGCCTGCCGCTGTTTGGTCTTCTTACGCTCCTGCTCGGCAACCGCACCGAGGACTTCAATCAGAATGTTGTTGACCATTTCCAGTACCCATGTCTGGTCTTTGAAGTCAATCAGCGTGGTCGGAATGTCGAGGATACGGACGATCACACCCTTCTGCTTGAACCATTCCAGTTCTCGCTTCATTTCGTCCTTGTTGCGCCCAAAGCGGTCGAACTCCTTAACGATGACTTCATCACCTTCCCGCACAATGGCTTTCAGAGCATTGTACTGAGGACGGTCGAAGCTGCTTCCCGTGATCTTGTCGCAGTACACATTCTCGTCAGGAATATCGAACTTCTCACGAGCGACCTTGAGCTGCCGAGCAAGGTTCTGTTCCTTGCTGGACACTCGACCAAGGAAGTATTTCATGACTTATTCCACCTCGTATCCACCGTCCGGCAGACGGGTGTTGGCAGGAACAACGATGACCTTGTAATCCATCGCTCTGAGCATGGTAGTCAGTAGGGACACGGGGATGTCCTTGACATTTTTGTTGTTCAGACGCTCCCAAATAGTAGCGTTAGACACATTGAGTCTTTTTGCGAGTTCGGCATTAGAAAGAGACTTGGAAGCCATGACATCTTTCAGGATTTCTCGACCTCTCATGTTTATCACCTCAGCTTTATTATATGCATCAAGTGATTTATTGTCAAGCGTTTTCTTAAAAATGTTCTTTTTATTTTTTTGCGGCTTTTTCAGAAGTGACCAACCATCGAGTGAAAAAAACGCACCCTCATTCGGGTGCGCTCTCCGGTGTTTGTTTCTTTTCTCGCCAGTCTCTAATTCGAATGGCGTTTACAGTCATGCTCGGATTCAAATAAGTTCCTCGGCTGTAGGAGGAATTAGCATCAACACAAGATGTCGAAACCTTCAATAAGTCTGCAATATCCTTGTTCGGCATTCCTGCTGCACGAAGTTCCGCAATTCTTTGGATTAGTGGGGTATCAAGGACTCGATAGGTAATGAGAACCTTACGAACCACGCATTGAGAAATTCCAAGCCTATGCGCCGTGGCTCGAATTGACTTCTGCCTGTTATATTCATCAAGAATATCTTTTAGCGTCAATCGAATCACTCCCAATAGAATTATTTAAATCCGCACATCTCTGTGACAATTTCAATATATCACGGATTGAAATGACTGTCAATAGGCCTTTTATTTTTTTGTGGATTTTTCGGAAGTGCCTATCAAAAAAGTGTCTTTTGTACGCGAATCGCCATTTACCCCTTACCCCGGCTTGCCCGCTGCGCCTATATCCCCCGCCCCGATACCCATTCCCGCCGCCCCGGTCAGGCCGGAAAAGCGCAAAAAAAATAACCGCCCCGGTTCTATCCGAGGCGGCTTCTCTTATGAAATTATCAAATGCAAACGCGGATATATTTTCCGCCGCCTTCCGGCGTCCACTGCACCCGGGATAATACCCGGCCTGTCGTCATTGTCTCAACCTGTACAACCTCTCCACCATCGCAACGACCTAACCGCGCAGCCGCCCGCATCGCGGACTTGCTTGCAACAACATACTCCCGGCCATAGCAACTATTACTCCAAATAATGCATTTATACATAATATATACACCTTTCATTCGTTTGATTTCAGTATTTCGATTAGGATTTGCACCGGTAGCAGGAGAACCAGCAGAACAAAATACATCAGCTTTTCACCGCCCTTCGTGCGCTTCCTCTCGGTGTGAATTGGAGATTAACGGCGAGGGGTTGCACCCACTCCCACGCCCCGCCGCTTTTGGCCTGCCGAATGACCCAAGTATGCAGGAGCGCCAGCGGGTTATATTGGAGGGTGTAGCGGTAGCGGGTGCCGGTGGTGAACTCCTTCCCGGCGTGGTATTCCGTAAAAATGCGGGATTGCAGATTGATTGATAACATGACTTCTTCCTCCTTCACCAGTTCCGACCCGTGGCGGCGATGTATGCGAGATTTTCCACCGCCCCGCCGTGCGTGATGTTCCATAGCCTATGCAAATGCCCTCTCAGGCGCTCAGAAGCGCACCAGAGCGCCGGAAGCCCTTCCTGGGTCAAATAATACACCGAGCCGCCAGCGTCCACCAGAAGCCGCTCAGGGGCTTTATAACGGTACTGACAAAATACGCCGTCCCACTGTTTCATATTCACGCCCCCCTTCCGCTCTGCGGTGTAGTGGTTAAAATGGCGACCACCCGCAGAGCTACGGCAGGAGAACCCGCACCGGCTCAGGATAGACCAGAAGCACGACACACCCACGCCGCCCTCGAAATAAGGAAGAATATTATACCCGGAACATAGCCCAGCACCTCACGCCACGAAACGCACCCGCTCGAAAGCGTTTCAAAGCTCCGCCCCTCTTGTAAGGCGGCCTCCGCTGCTTCATACAGCACCCGCAGAACGGCGGGGGACTGGTTCAGGGCTTCGCCTACGGCGGCACTCTCTTTATCATACCCGCACCCGGAAGCGTGGCCGGTGGTGGTGCCATCGTCCGCCCATGCTGTCGCCGTGGGATTGTTGCCCCAATAGCTATTCCGTTTCCATTCCACATCAACAGACAGGAACGAGAGAACGGGGGCAGCGGCGGCGGCTCTCAGCTTTCTTAGCTGCTGGGCTTCCCATTTCTTCACATCGGAAAAAGCCCGCTCCGTAGCTACCAGCACAGCCGCTTCACGGCTCAGGGTTCCGGCCTTGTATGCGTCCCACTTCGCCGGGGTCAGATACTCCCGCAAAGCCCGGTCAGGTTCTCCCCGGTATTCTGCCGCCCATGTCCGGCAATAGCCATTTTCAATATAGAACTTCTTCCCGTCCATGCGGGAGAGGGCTTCGGCGTGAACGGCTTCACAGAGCTTCGGAAACTTCTTGGCGGCGGGGTCTTCGGGTTCCTCGGTTTTCACATTCAAGAAGATATACCATGCTCCATCATGATCTTCAATCGCCCAAAAATAACCGGGGTCAGAATGATAAATATCCTGGGCTTTGAAGCAACCGCCATCCGCAGCGTTTTTCATATCCTCGTACCAGCCGGAAACCTCCGGGACATTTGCCAGAGCCTTAAAGAAGCGGCGCAGCGCCGTTTTATAGCTCTTGCACTCGGTCATGAGATCACATTTAATCCCGCCATTTTCACGAACAACGGTGACTTCCTCATAATTGCCAGCGGTGCCGCTCATTTCGAACTCTGCGAAACTGTCAAAAAATCTGATTTTCATTTTGCATTCTCCTTTTCTGCCCTGTCGGGCTGTCGGTGGGTTGCCCCGTCATCAAGTGTTTTATTGATGATTTAATTATATCAAGCGTTTTATTGATTGTCAAGCGTTTTATTGATATTTTTTCAAGTTTTTTATTAATGTCCGCAACTGTCCGAAAAACTGTACTTTTTTGCACTATACATTATAAAGGGCAAAAAAACGCCGCCCAGATCAGGCCGGACTCCCGGCAGCGCCCACGCCGCTCTGGTGGAACCCGCCGCCCAGATCAGCCGGGAAAAGGAAAAGCCGCCGACCTCGTGATGAGATCGGCAGCTCTGTCAAAGTCGCTGACCCTCGCCGGAAAGTCGCATAGTCGTAAGCCATAGTCGCAAAAGTCGTGAAAGTCGTGGGAAAGTCGTAAAAGTCGTTCGGCATAGTCGTAAGCCATAGTCGCAAAAGTCGTGAAAGTCGCTCAGTCCTCCGAGTCATAGTCGCCGGATGCACCAACCACATCTTCGAGATACTTCTTCTCCAAGTCCTCGGCAGGAACCTGATCTCCGAGCTGCTGGTTGGGTGTCAACACGACCTCCTGCTTGTCTGCATAGCCCATGTTGTTCTTCATCAGGAAGATACCAGCGACCGGATTAATCTTCCCGTTCTGCATATAGTTTTCCATCTGAGCGTTCAAAAAATAATACGCCTTTTTTAGCGAGTCTCTGCTTTCAGAGGGGATATAGGCACTCTCAATACCATTAACCCACTTCCACAGAGTTCTTCTATCAATGCCGAACGCCAATGCCATGCCAGCAACAGAGGGTTTCATGTCATCTTCGGCACAAATCCGAAAGTAATTTCCAATACGCTCAGTCACAGCTTCCGGCTTGGTCATATCCACAGCAGGCCAGTCCCACATTTTCAGATCGTGTTCAAGAAACTTCCGATTATCTCCCGGTTGAAGCTGTGCCGTACTATCAGGCCGCTTATTGCCACCAGTACCCTTTGGTCTGCCACGACCACGCTTTTCCACAATTTCATCTGTCATGCTCTGCACCCTCCTTCGTCACAGTCTCAATTTCAATACGCCCGATATAAAGGTCGTGCCCTTTTTCTCGCAGTTCGTTTATCATCCTCTTTACCAGATAGACTTCTTCACCATCAAGAATAACCGTCATTCGGGCAATCTCTTTCAGCATAGTCGTTTTCTCCTTTCCATACTAATCGCTAATTTTTTCAGCCAATATTTTAATACAGATCGTGAGTGCGTTAATTTCCCCTCTCTGCCGAGTCAGCGCTTCCATACACTTATCGACACTCGCACTAAGCTCTCGGTTTTCATCTTCAAGTTTAGTACAATAATGCTTCCTCTCAATCAACTGATTATTAAGATCATCAATCTTATTACGCAGTTCATTTTCCAGCGTTTCAGTCATAGTCGTTTTCTCCTTTCAGAGTCGCCAAGGTGATAAAGGTGAGTAATCGGGTGCATTTCCCTATAACTATTTCTATATACGCGCGTATAAGAGAGAGTTATAGGCATTTATGCCCGATTACTCACCTAACTCACCTAAAATACGAAAAACAATTTTTCAAAACACGCCAATTTGAAAAAAGTCTTTGCAAAAACACTCACCTTTATCACCTTTATCACCTAACTACCAATCGGCGTTGATGACCACCTTGTTCCCATGAGCGAGTGCTTCCTTCACAATCCACTCCACGCCGTCCCAGTTGTAGACCTCTTTCTTCACGGCGTAGTCTGCAAGCTGCTTTGCCTGCTCGTTGTTAAGAACCATGTCCTTACCATACCAGTCGTTCTCCTTGGTACGCTTCTCGTAAGGAACATAGTAGCCGAGCCTTTCCAGAAAGTCGTACCAAAGCCGACCACCGCTGTCGGTGCTGGCAACATCTACCGTGGTGATGACCTCACCACAATGAGGGCAGCGGACATCTTTGCGTTCCATGACCGTAATATCAAGACCCATGCTATCTCACCTCACTTTCGTCATGGATTATCGGACGGCTGTGACTGCAAAAGTCGGTTAGCAGCACTCTTTCACGAATGAGCTTTCTCATACACAAGTGACAACCAGCGGGAGAGCGGTCAACCAGACACCACTGACAATCCCCACAGAAAGTGACGGGGAGCGTGTCGCAAGCCAGAAGGTCATCGAGAGTAACATGACCCTGTTGTTCGGCAATTTCCGTCACATTTTTCAACTTGATATATTCACTCATATTCTATGCTCCTTTCTTTCAAAATCGTGGAGGGAGATCATCTTCTCGCGGGTGAGTTTGTCAACCACCCGACCGATCTCAGAGTAGCCGCAGACCGCCGCCAGCCGTTCAAGGTTGCCCTTGGTCTGTGCCGTGACTACGATGGAAATACGGCGGAGGTTCTTTTTCTCAGTCTTCATCGCTTTCCTCCGTGAACACGGTGTCCGCGCACGCCAGCCAGACCGGAGGTTGGGTTTTGCCGCTGAGAACGAAAAGCCAAATTTTCCCGAAGATCAATGCGAAAAGGCGCTCTTTCCAACTTAATTTCCAGCAGCTCACACACTCAATGCCATCGGTGAAAACGGGCAGGCTCCTACATTCTTCATCTGTCATGGACTCAGGTTTCAGCAGAGTCTTATTCGCTTCTTTGAACTTAATCGGTAACATCGCTTTCCTCCGTCAAAGCTCTTGCGAGATCGTCAATCATCTGGTGCATGACTCTATCTCTAACATCATCTTCGTTCTGACACCAGAAGGAGAATTTCAGGTGCAGCAGCTCATGTACCAGCGTTTTTTCGAAGCTGAACGGCAGAATGCGGTCGCCGTAATAGACGGGGTTAATGATCTCGATACGAGCGGTCTTGATTGATTCTGACCACTCGGTACAGCCTGCGGCATCATTCATCGTCATTTCTTCGGGGCGAAGGTGAGTTTTTAAACGAATCCGCCACTCCTGCAAGCAGAGTTTTCGCTTCCACTTTTCAAGCAGGGCGAGTTCTTCATTGGTTGCTGTCATTGTCAGCCCTCCTATTCCACGCTCTCGCCGCCGCTCCTTTGGCTTTATACGCCGCTGTTTCCGGTTGACATGGGCATTTATAATTCAAGCAACTAATATATTCTTTGCCATCTATGGCAACCAATCTGGCGGGAGGATTCCCACAGAACGGGTAAGGTTTTAATTCTGTCATATTATGACACTCCTTTCAGTCTGAGGTTCTTGTAGACGGGGTAGCCCTGATACACGACCTTGCCGCCGTGCCACTCAGGGTGCGTTTCCATGTCGGCATTGAACCGCTTGGCGGAACAGGCAAAGTACCCGTTGGACTTGCACCAAATCTTGTAAGCGTCAAACAGGGACTTCGAGCGGGTGTTGACTCCCTCGGCCTGCTCACAGCGTTCTTCGAGGAATTGCAGGCACAGGTCGTTGTCACGCTCGTACTGGTTGACCACCTTCCGCATGGCTGGGGACATTTTCAGACCGAACCGCTTGTACTTGAAGTACCCGGCGACCAGCCAAGCGAAAATGCCCTGCATAGCCTCCTGCGTCTGAAACTCATTTTTCAGATTCTTGTCCTGCTCCGCTTCGGTGAAGTGACGGTTGAACTCAATGACCCGCACACGGTCGGAAGCGAACAGGGACTTGTCGCTGACGGTGGGGAGGTCGTTACAAGAGAGCCAAAGGGTGAACTGCGGCAGGAAGGTTGTGGCAGTCTCATAGAGGTTCCGGGCTTTGATTTCCTCGCCGCCCGTGAGCTGTTTGATTGTTTCCTCGTCCAGCTTGCCATACTGGTTACTCTCAGCCATCGTGACAAATCGCTTACCTTTCAGAGAAGCCAGCATGGGGTTTGCCGCTTCGGCGTTCTTCGACCGCTCCGCCTTGCAGATGATCGACACGGGGGACACGGACGCATAGTCACCGAGAAGGTGATGAATTGCCGAGAGCATGGTGGACTTACCGTTGCGAGTGGTTTTGCCGTGGAGAATGAACATACATTCCTCATTTGCCATACCCAACATGGAGTACCCCAGCGCCTTTTGTAGATAGTCAGCTTTGTCTTCGTCATTACAAGTGACCTCTGCAACGAACTTCTCCCAGCGGCGGCACCGTGCGTCCTGCAAGGTGTAGTTGAAGTTGGTCTGCATGGTCAGGAAGTCGTGCCAGTCATGCTCCCGGAACTCCATCTTTTCGAGGTCGAAAGTTCCGTTCTTGCAGTTGATAAGGTACGGGTTTGCGTCAAACTCCGCCGAAGCGATGGGGAGAACGCTGGCAGCGTCCTTCATCAGCCGGTCACGAAAGCGCCGGTCGCCCATCTTTACGATGAACTTCATGTACTCGGTGCGGCGTTCTTCATTGGCGATTTCACCGCAGTAGAGAGCCATCAGGCGGCAGAACTCTTTGATCTTCTCCGCTACCAGCAGAGAGCCGGTGTCCTTACGCCATGCACCCTCGGAGTAGGTGAACCAGCTTTTCGCTTCGGGGCAGTAGCGGGTATCATTTTTGTAGCACTCGGAGAACAGCTCCGCCATGCCGGACTCGTCCCACGAATACCCCGTTCCGCTGATCGGGTGGCTATGCTCAGGCTGTGCTTCTTTAATCTGAAACATCACTCTGGACTGAGCTTCGTCCATGATGTAGCGACCGTTGGAGAGCTGGAAAAGAGCCTGTTCTTCGGGGACGATTGTGATTTCGTCAGCCATTGTCGTTCTCCTCTCTATTGAACCACTTCCGCAATTCGTGCGCTCACGAAACGCACAGCTCGTAGTCGTTGTCGTTTATATCGTTTTTAACTCGCCGAATACCGGCATAGGTCACGGTGTTGAACGGGTTGATCTCTGCACCGCAACGGTCACACACTCTCTTTGTTGCCATCACTCAACCTCCTGTATCTTCGCACCACAATACGGGCAATAGTCCATCACCGGGCGATAATCAGGATTATCATAATTGTCCGGCAGTTCATGCTTGCATCGAGAACAACGCCATCCCCATTCTCTTTCATACCCTGTAATCGGTGTTCCTGTCTCTTCGTCAAACCATTCCCACCGTCCATACACCACCGGAGCAACTTTGGCGGCGGGTGCTTTCCAGATTGGGCAACTCTGCCTATCGCAATACTCATTACTACATCGGCAATGTTTTTCGCAGTATTCTACCCTATCAATGTATTCACCCATACCCTCACTTCCTTTCCTTCATTACTTTTGCCAGCACCACGGCGGCGCAGTCCTGAGAGTCTTCGTCCCACCATGCACACCGCTGTTCCAGGCAGGGGCAGAGGGGAATGCCTCCGGGGCAGCTCAGAGACAACGGGCAGATTTTCTTCTCAGTTTCCATCGTCTACACCCCTTTCATAGAAGAAAGCGTTCTTCAAAGCTGTGTCCACATGACGCATGATCTCAGGCGGCAGAGTGCAGATGTATTCCCAGTCATCGGACACATCTACGACACGCACCTGTTCACACTCAACAATGCTCGGCTGTAAAGCGCCCCAAGTGACAGCCACATGGGTCGGCAATTCCAGCCGCTTGATTTTAGTGGTCAGGGGAACAACAATGCTGGTAGGAGAAAACTGATTGCCGACATTGTTCTGCACAATCACCCACGGACGCTTACCGGCCTGAATATGACTGTTGGCAAGCACGGGAACATCAATGATGACAACATCGCCACGCTGATAAGGCTTCATAATTACCTCCAATGCTTGAAGCGGTCATAGTAGTTCACCTCTCGTGCTTTTTGGCGCTTCTCAAACCCTCTTTGCCGCTCGTATTCCTTTTTCTTACGCTGGTATTTCTCGCATTTTGCATGACAGCCAACGTACCTGTCAGGACAACCGTAACAACACTTGATAACACTCATCGTCTATACCTCGTCACAGAGTTTACAATTAACTCTACCTCGGACTGCGGGAGAGGGGGCTTGCAAGCCTGCTGATTGGCGTACAACAGCTCTTTGTAAATCTCTGCTTTGGTGTAACCTTGGTTATGGAGCTGACCCGCCAGAGAAGTCAGGCTGAGGTTCCGACTTCCCGGTGTGATAGGCGGGTATTCAGGCTTCAAATGCAGCTTGCCGTTTTCAGGGCGGCGATAGATGGGAGAATAGATACGCTGAGGGGCGACTGTACCTGAGCTACTTTCCTTCGGTGTGTCTGGAAAATACTTCTCGATCACATAGTCAATCGCTGACTGGTTTTCAACGATCTCTGAGAAGATCAAAACCTTGCCGGTCATGATGAAGTACCGATTACTTTTGTAAATCTCCACGGCGGCACGGTTGTTCTTGCCCTTGAAGGGCAGCTCACCACGAACGAGAATGTGAACCCCTCTCCCGCTTCTGGACTTTTCCGTGTAGGAGTGGCAACGACCGATAATGTCAGCCGCCAGCGGGTTTAGAAGTCCATCAGTAAAGCCATCGTCAATGTCGATACCGATTATCCCGTTGCCGTGAAACACATAGCCAAGGCCGTCATAGTAGCCGTGCTGGACATTGTGTTCTGCGTCAATGTAGTTTGACCATGTATCGGGATTAGAGGAAGAAGCTGCCTTTCTGACGGTGGCCTGCATGGGAACCTTTGACCCGTCCCACACATTGACCCATGCCTTTTCCTCTCGGAGTTCGACAGGTATATTTTCATACATTGTTGCCACCTCAGCTTTCGTACGGACTGGGTAAACTCCAATCCCATTCACTCCCGCCGCGATATTCATTGCGAAAATGATTTCTATATCCGTCACCAGAAAAGTACAAATAGTCTTGTGGCAATACCCGTCCAACGTTTATTTGCCCTTGTTTTTCAGCGAAGTATCTGGATAGAACATCTTCACATAGGGCTTTTAAACTCTCATCTACAGGGTTGTCCTTGCTATAACCAACGAAATGTCCGGGTATCGTTACCGCAGCTACAATAGAGCCGTTCCCGTATCCCGCATCGACATGATTTAGTGCGCACCATATAACCGCTGCTTTTTCTGTATCGGACGCAACACCACCAGCCTCACCCCATAGCATTTTAGCCAATACCGTTACTTCTTCGGCTGTCCATTTCGGGGCTGTGTGCCGTTCTCGGATGGGCTTCGGTTTAGGGGGTAACACGAAGTCATATTCGACCGTCGCTTGTTCGGTTTCCACTTTGTCGCTAGTCGGTTTCGGTAGCAATATAGGTTTTCCTTGTGGACTCGTCATGGTCAGTTTACCGACCATTGTACCTATCGTAATTATCAGAACCGTCCACCAAATAACGGAGTTTAGCCGTTTTTTTATTTTGGTCATGTCTTCCTCCCATGGACGTTCTCGCTTGTGCCTGTCGCGCAGAACGTATAAATATTCACTTGACAGTTTTGCCCATTTTCGATTTTTTGTAATTCTTCGCAAAATAGAACTTATCGTTCACGCAAATTGGGAAGTTAGGAAAACGGGTACTAACTATTGCACCGTGTGAGCAAATCTGCTCTGCTGCCGCCAGCGACATTTCATCTTTCACGAAGTCTTTTCCAGCAGCCATGATATACGGCACTTTGCTGTCAATGCTTTTCAGCTTCATTAGGTTCCCTCCTTTCACGGTTCCATGCTTCAACATCGACGCCGATGCGCTTCAACATCTCCTTGCAGAGCCATGTGTAATCGTCCGGCATCTGATAATACTGGATAAGGCGGTCATGCTCGGCAGAGAAAGCCTCGTAGAACTTCCGCAGGCGCTTCTTGCCGAAGCCGAGATGGACTCTTAAGGTGTAAAGCACCGTAGCGTCAATGTCATCGGTGTACCGCCTATCGGCTTCCGCGATCTGACGATTGATTTCCATGTCCATCGCTTTCTTCTCGGCAGCGCTCAGAACCGCACCAAATAGTTTGCCGCCAGCTTTCTTAACCCTCATGCCTCAATGTCCTCAAAGAAGACGGGGTAGGTCTGTTTCAGCAGGGTCTTATAATCGGGAGCATTGATAAGCTCCACAGAAGGTTCAACGATTTTCATTTATTCCACCGCCTCATAAGTCATTTTGAAAATATCGGGTTTACAAGGGTAGATTTCGCCTTTCACGCCACGAATAATGAAATCACCACCGGTGGCGTGGTGCCAACCTTCAAGGGTTTCAATGTCTGCTTCCGTCTGAATGGGTGCGTGAATATTTCGGTGAAGAATGACCCGATTAGCAGTTACAGCGTCCATGAACCAATCGGGTATGCAGTCAACACCAAGCTGAAAAGCATCAATCACCACGGGCTGTTTCCTGTATTTCATGCTTTACACCCCCGCAACATGGCTTGCCAGCATATCGGCTTGGTGCGTCCACAGCACATTCGGGTATTGGCTGACTGCTCTGGTGTAATCGTTCCACTCAGACTTGTCGGTGAAAGCGCCCATGTGGTAGCGGATACACATGATTTCTTCATCAGTCAGCGTGTAGAACTGAGAGAGAAGCATGACGGACTTATCGCCGTGGCCTTTTAGAAGAGTGTCGGGGTTGTAGTCATAACGAATATCGGGGTCTTTCGGGTGAGAGATGACTTTGTACTGGTCAATCTTGCACAGGTCATGGAACATACCCACGATGTATGGAGAGCGGGGGTTCTTCCATGTCAGGCGATTGTCCTCGGTGAGTTGGACAAGAAACTTCGCTACCGCAAAGGAATGGTCAAACAACCCATGTTCGTAATTTCCGTGATATTTTGTAGATGCTGGGGCGGTAAAGAAGTGGTTTAAAGCCAGATATTTTAACATATCAGGTGAAACCAAATCTTCATCGCCCGAAGATGCCATGAAATCTACGAAGTCGGGGACAATGTTTTGCCATTTGTTATCAGGCACGGTTGTTACCTCCTTTAATATCATATATAGGACAATGGAAAGTGCGACCATCAGCCGTAGCTATGAACGCCATCTTCCCGTAATAGGTGTCTTTAATGGCGGTCAAAATCCCGTTGACACCGTGAATAGTTTCAACGAAATCACCGACCATCATTTTCCGCAACCTCCATCTCCAGCACAGTCATAATGGCGTAGTTAGCGAGGTCAATCAGAGTGTCTCGGATAGACTCGTCATTGACCTTCTGCTCACCGCCACGGGAGAGGGTCTTGAAGCGGCTGAACTTGTCTCCCAACCGGATACGAGCCATCGCCATTCCTTCTTCAACAAAGGTCTGGTGGAAGCTATCACCGTAGTCATGGTTCTTGCGCTCGTAAAGCCGATTGATTTCGTTGCAGATATTCAGGTGAGCTTGCACCTTAGAACAAGCTGTTTCCATTATGATTTCCTCCTTGTTATATTCTTTTCATCTTGTACCACTGCGACTCGTTGTGCCGAATGTCCGGGAAAAACATTAGCAATTCACAGGTGAGTATCGCGGTTCTGGTCAACTCCTTGTCGGGGAAAAACCACTTTCTGAAGTTGAGAGCGGCGTATATATCTCTGGTGACAACCTGTAAATTGTCCTCGTCCCAATCATACTTATCACCGTTCAGGTGAATAATCACTTCGTCTTCAGCAAGACCCCACTTCTCGCGGAGGTGTTTTGCAACACTAACATATCCATGCTCCGTCTTAATCCTCGCGCTATGTTTTCCTCTCTTATCTACGATAATCGTGCCGATAGGGTTTACAGACGGCATAACCCCCGGTCGGATATTATGAGAGCCTTTCTTGAGATTCAGTGCTTGTGCTCTCTTTTGCAGATTTCGGAAGTTCGTCTCATGCTCCGGAAATCGAAAATTAAACATTTCCGTCAATTCACGGTAATCGTAGGCATCTACGATGTTATCCCTCAAGAATTGGTCTTGCTGCGGAGTGAATTTTTTACGCATTCTCGCCAACCATATCGTCGATACGCTGACCCTTGTTATTTACGAACTTATCTGTTCTCAGAACAATATCTGCGTTATTTATCATCTGCTTGGCAAGACTCGCAATGGATTTCGCCTTGTCTGTATCAGCAGTACCGTCTTTCACGGCTTCAATGGTTTCGCCTAAGATTTTCTGCAATTCCAACAATGTCATTGTAGCTTATCCTCACTTTCAACATAGTTTTCAACATACCATTGGCGAGGGAGAGCCTTTCAAATTAGCCCTCCCTCGTACTCGGTATCAGCCAAGGAGAGCTGCCAAATCCATCGGGGTCTTAGGAGCGGCCTGAGAAGCCGCAGGAGCGGTTTTAGCAGCGGGGGTAGCAACCGTATTACCGGAGCCGCCCCAGCCCTCAGAGGGGCGCTTATCAGCAAGACGGACGAAGGTAATGCTCTGTCCGGGCTTCTTCTTGTTCTCCTGAACATCATGTTCTACATCGCACTCGATGAAGTGACCAATCAGGTCAGTGTGGTCAATCTCGGTCAGGTCGAAATTGCCAAGGGCAGTCTTGGCGAAGTAGCTGAAAGCGTTGTATGCACCCTCGTTGGGAGAGCCATCGGATTTCAGCAGAGAGAAGCGCTCGATGTGCTTACTGCCGGTCTGCATCTGCATATAGACTTCCAGCTTGCCGAAGTCTTCCTTGTACTTCACATCGGTAATCTGAAAGACATGAGTACCTTCGGGAATGAGGGTGAAACCCTCGGTGAGTCCGATTTTAGCCATTGTTTTTGTCCTCCTTCATGGTGTAGAAATTGACCTGTTCTGTGTACTCACAGGGGAAGATGATACCGACCAACGAGCCTTCGTCATCGGGGTACTTAGCGTACTGCTTGACCAGCAGGGCTTTCGGTACGCTCTTATCGCTTTCCAGATCGTAAGCGTACAGAATTTCGCAGAAGTCAGACTTCTCGATCAGTGACCAGTCATCATTGGTGATGGGAAGGGTCATGGTGCCGTCCGGCGTGGCGAAGATACGAACACAATCCTTGATTGCACCGTCCGGCTCAGGCATGATTGCTTTGACCAGCGTGGCGTACTCGGTGCAACCGACCTGAGAAATCAGGCGACCAATGCCGTCAGGCATTTTCTCGTTGCTGTATCCGGTCACGCTACGAATACCATCGGGAATGAACATGAGTACAGACGGGGAAGCAAGCCAGCGTTCATCCATGTACTCGTAGATAGCGCCGCCAGCAGGGGCGAGGGACTTCACGAACTTTGAAAACTTCATAGGTCAATCCTCCTTAATAATTTTCGGGGAAATGCGGTAGCTGTCCTCGGTGGTCGTGTACTTCGCCAGAATACCGTCCGCTTTCATAGCGTCCTTGTCGATCTTCGTGGTAGAAGTGCGGCTGACCTCCCAATTATAGGTGGAGCCAGCGATAGACACCTTCTTGTCACCGTCACGGAACTGAGCGATTGCGGCTTTCTTAATCATGTCGGTCAAGACCTTGTACCGCTTCTCGTCCTCGGCCACCTCAGCGGCGTGAGCGTCCAGCTTGGTTTTCAGGTCTTCGGCTTCCTTGACCAGCGCCGCCATGTCCGTTTCAGGAGACAGGTTGTTGGTGCGGAGGGCTTTCAGAATTTCAGCGTCCTTGCGCTCGTCAAAGGCAGGAGAAATGCCGCTCTCCACATAGTCCTTCCACCATTTCAGGGCAGGCTTCACATACTTCTTCTCGAAGTCAGGATACCGCTCAGACACCTTGAAGGGGCGAGTGATAGTATTCTCACCACTACACACGAACTTCTCAGGATCATCGTAGTCCTTGGGTTCGAGGAAGGAAGCGACCATAATAACCTCGTCCACGCCGAGAAGGTAAGCGTACAACGCCGCCTGCAAAGCGTAATACTCAGGAATGTCATCGACCCAATCCTCTATGCGTTTACTCGTCTTCATTTCGAGGACGGTGGTTGGCTTCCCTTCCTTATCCACCAGAAGGTAGTCCCAGCTACCGCCGAGGACTTTCTGATCGGGGAAAAAATCGCCCCATGTACGCTGGAAATAGTTCTCCCCAAACACGTCGGTAGGGGTGATAAGGTTGCCCATCATATAGGCTTCCTTCATGTACTGAGCCTGCTTCGGCTCCGTGAGTTTACCTGCAATGGTGTAGATGGTGTCCTCGAAGGGTTCTTTGTAAGTGCGAGTAACATCGCACCAGACTGAAAAAGCCGAAGACCACGGGTTCAGGCCGAGAATTGTTGCGAACCTCGTACCTGTGAGTTTGCGAGGTTTCTTTGGTGGGGTAATCTGAATACGATTACCCTCAAGCCATTTGATTTCGTTCATTTACATACCTCCAATGAAATCCGCCTGAAGTGTATCGGGTTGTTCTTGTACATTTTGAAATTTCGCTAATTGGTATTTTTAGTGCTTTTGCGGCTTCTGTCATTGACTGCCACCGTTTAACGAAAGTGCCATCTTTCGTGTACTGGTCAACTTGTTTAGAAACGGCTTTTGAGATTTTAGAACGACAAGTTCCCCAATTTGTATTTTGCCTGTGTGTACACCACATGAGATTATCAACACAGTTATTCTGCCGGTTTTCATCTTTATGATTTACACACGGAAGATTGTCAGGATTAGGGATAAAAGCACCAGCAACCAGTCGATGTACTGGTAGGCAACACCGCTCTCCATTTCTGTACAATACTACTCGTAAATAACCTTTGTCTTCTCGTTGCCGTAGAGGGGTTCGAGTATATATCGTACCATATTGGTAATTTCGAGGGAGCGATACCACTTCACCCTTATCACTAACTTCATATAAGCCTTCATACCCGTGAACGGGTTTCCAGCTCACCCTTACCCCTCCTTCGCCGTTTTCATTTCGTAGCCAGCCAGCATATTGTTCACGCCCTCGATCAGAGCGTCACACTTGTCGGCTTCGATCTTGGAAAAGCCCTCGGTCTTCATGGCGATGGTCTGCACGAACTGTTCCTGCTCTGCGTCAATATCCATGAGCTTTTTCAGCAGACCTTTCAGTGTGCTGATCTGTTCCTTGGTAGCCGCACCAGTAGGAGCGCCGGTCAGTTCCTTCTTGATTTCCTGACGCCGTTCGGTGGTCACAGGGGGCTTCTTGGTGACGGCAAGAGCGGGTGCGGGGGTCGTGTCAAACTCGCCGCTGTCAATACTGTCATGCTCCACAATGTCCAAAACGAGCTGCCATAGGTAGCGGCGAATGTAGGTGATGGAGCTGCCGGTCGCCTGCATTTCGTTTGTGACCTGATTGCCAGCGTTGGACACGATGGGGGCAATGGGGGTGTACGGTGCAACGAAGTCAATGAAGTCCTCACGGTCATCGACATTGTAGACACGAGCGGTCGCCTTGTCGCCGTACATGGACGGAACCATCATCAGACCGATTTCAAGGAAAATCTGCTCGGCCTTGGGAACAATGTCCGCCAGCTCGAAATACTTATATTCGAGCTTCATGTGCTTGCCACTCTTGTCCACGCCAGCTTCGAGGAAGCGCACACGGGCAAGCTGTAACTTCTGGAACACATTCATGGTGGAATAATTCACCGTCGCAGTCTCAGCGGCTTTCTTGGTAGTAGCCATATTTATACCTCCAACATTTCTAATAATTTTTTCTTGATGGAATTGACTCTGCGGGTATTTCGCTTGGGCGGCTTCTCTCCGAGAAAATCTCGAACATAACGCCGTGCCAGCCGGATATACCAGTCACGATCAACCACATCAATCGTTAGATGATTGTCGTTGTCTACGACACATTTTGCGGGGAGTCCAGCAATCTTGACGGGATTGCCAGTACCGAGGTGGATTTTGTAAAGGGTTCCGCACCGATGATCTTCCGTAGCGTAGACTCGGTTGACCTTCTGTACGATCTCCATCTGACCGTCTACCTCATGGAGAGCGTCACCATACTTGCTCCCGGCCTTGGCGACCAACTGGAAGTCCAGCAGGCGGTCGCAGCTCATGATGGTATCTTCGACCGGGATACCGTAGGCCAGATAATCCTTGACCGCCTTGGCGACCACACAAGCGTTGTTGTTGATGTTGAACGCTCCTGCCGGGGCAATCCCACGAACGAGAACGCCACCCTTGATTTTGGGGTCGCCCTCGAAGGGAACCTCGACATAATTGTTCACATCTTTCTGACAGATCATCTTGATAAGGTCTTCCTCCAACTCGAAGCCTGTACGCTCTTGCCATTCACCCGTAATGTTCAATACTTTCTGGTATTCGTCTTCGTCAAAACTGACCATAATACCATCAGTGTTAAGCTGGATGACTTTCAGTGTGGAGCAATCAGTGACCAAGTGATTAGCTAATTCTAAAAGAAAAAGCTGACCGGTAATACAAACTGACCGACCCATGAGCGGGTCATAAAGGGCATTGTACTTGTTTAACATAGCCCCATATGTGGTGTTCAATACCAGCTTCAAAGCATTTGCCGTAGCTTTATCCCCAGACCGTTTTGCCTTGACTCTGCGTTCAATGGTTGCGGCGTATACTTCCGGGGACGGGATATTCCGAGAGGTGTATCCCATAAGGGTCATGAGATGGGGATAGCACTCAATATGAGGCGACATCGTAATTACGAATCATCCTCATTCCGCATCACCTCTTTCCAAAAATAACCTTTGTGTCTGAATCCTTTCCTGATCGCTCTGGAAATCAATCTTTGGTCAAAGCCAAATCTACTTGCTTCACCTTGTGAGTAAAAGGTTCTAATAACATTACCTTGTTCATCGCACATTGCGACTTTCATGTTGTCGCTATGCAATCCACTTCTATAGGCATGAGTAATATTCTGAGAAGGAGTTACCCACTCAAGATTTTCCACTCGATTGTCGTGTTTTACCCCGTTCTTGTGATTTACCTCTCGTTTTCCATCAGTATTGGGAATGAACACGGTGGCGATCAAGCGATGAACAAGTTTCAAATTGGCCACTTTGTCTTTGTAAAGATTGACTTCTGGATACCCGAGCGAATTACAAGGTGTTTTCATAAATTGGTGTTTCCGAAAAGAGTACACCAAGCCAGAGCGAGTTACCCCGTATTCTGGAAAATCAGGCAATCTCACAATCTCGTTCATTTCTCACCTTCCTCTCGATAACAGGGGATAGCTCCGTGAATACCGCCATAGGCAACCGTACATGGACAATCGCCAACCATGATTTCGAGCTTTTCTTTGAACACTACCTCGTCCGGGATAGATCGGTCTTTCAACCGTTCAAAGAAATCGAACACTTCCTGCGGAATATACTGCCGAAGCAGCTTGTCCGGGTAGCGATACTCACGCTCGTCAAAGTGAAAGTTTGGTAATGCGCCAAGGTAATAAGCAGTCAGTTTGGCGTTGGTCATGTAAAGGGATCTCGCTGGAGAAAGGCCCTTTTCCTTTCCCAATGTCAATTTGCTGGACAGGTAGCCTTGTCGCAGATCGTCAAGTGTGTCGGTAGCGTCAACATCGTGTCGGCAGTAGAACTCGACCTCTTGTTTCTCGTCCTCAGTCAGAGGGCGGTCGATGTTAAACGGAACGGTGGTTTCACGAATGTCCATTCCGAGGTGCGCTTCGATTGCTTTCAAGGACAACCCCATCTGACAATCGTCCATCAGGTCATATTGATCGAAGAAAATCCCGCAGTCACGGAGAGGGGCGTACTCCCAGCCCTCGTGACCACCAACGATGATAAAATCGTTGACCGCCTTGATTTCCTCCGGTGTGAAACCTGAGAGAACCGCTTGTAGGATAAACCTGTCGTATCTTTTGTTGTTGAAACCGGCCAACAATGGCTCTCGCCTCATGAACTCGTCAACTGCTTCATTGTCGTTCCAGATGACGGTGTATTCCCCGGTTGCTTTCTCTTTGAAGATGAACAGCCAGTCGTGTTGAAAGACTGCTATTCGCAGTCGAAGATAAAGAGATTATCCATGACTGCCGACATCACCTCCTTAGTGGCTGAGTGAAAATGCGTTCGGAACTCCACCCTCGGTAAACACGACAGTAGAGAGTGTGATACGGAATACCCAACTCGTCAGCCCATTGTTGAATGTTCTGCACCTTACCTGCCCACTCGATCAGACGATTGTTTCTCCGGTTATTTTGTTGAACCTTCTGCGTGACCCACCGACAATTTTCAGGACAGTAGTTGCCCTCTCCATCAATGCGGTCAAGTGTCAGATCAGCAGCGTAGCCGTTATCAAGCGACCATTTCATGAAGGCTTCAAAAGAACTCCATTTCTCACAGATGGTAATTCCTCGTCCACCATACAGATTGTATTTGTGGAAATTAGGGTTGAAACAACGCTCTCGCATAGTACACCAGATGTTGTGTAGCCGCTTATGGCTCATTCCGTGGATTCTTCGCATAAGAACTTACACCCCAGCTTTCTATACGAAGTACAACGCTTTTTATAGCTTCTAACAAGATACTGAATACCATCATCAACGTAGTCATAGCAGATTGGTTCTGATTTACCTTCAAAAGTTCTGGCAATACGACCGACAGACTGCGTGATAACTGCATAATCCTTTTGCGGAGTGGTGAGATACAGGCGATCAAGTCTCGGTATATCTAACCCCTCACGAGCCAGAGAGTAGGTGGCGAACAGATACCGCTTGCGCCCCTGTCGCATTTCCTCAATGGCCTGTTCTCGGAGAGCTTTGGCTTTCTTCGTGGTCATCTTCCCATCAATCATGACCGCCTGTTTTCTCAGGTCGAGCGGAAGCCTGTTCATCAGGGTTTCCAAGTGCGTCAGCCGGTCGGAGAGAATGAGATTGTAGTGATCTCGGTTTGCCACGAGGTCAGCGACAATCAGGTTATTTCGGGGATAACGGTCAGCGAGGAAATTAACCAACTTGGCATAGATGATCGTACCGTCCGTGTCCAAAAACTCACGGCTGAGTCCTTGATGTGTGGCGCGTGGTAGAACGCTGACGGTCATGATCTTGTCTTTCACCGCTTCCTCCGGCACCTGATAGGCAATCCCGCCCAGCAGAGCGTAGGTGGCGGCAATCATACCGTCTGCCCTGTGAACCGTAGCGGACAGGCCGTATTTATGCCGAGCTGCCAAAGCGTTCAACACCCTTGAGAACTGCGTCATAGCAGTCGGGGTTCCGGCTACACGGTGGCACTCGTCCACAATGATACAATCCCAAACATCACGATACTGGCTCAGATCAAGGTTGCACATGGTCTGTACTGTTGCAAAGGTGATTGCCTTACCGATTTGAACCCTACCTTCGGTGATTGTTCCAGTCAGAGAAGGACTCATATACTGCTCCGCTCGGCTTTTGCTCTGTACGAGCAAATCCCGTGTATGGGTCAGCCAAAGTGTCCTTCGACCTGTATCTGCCGCAACAGCAATTCCGATCTGCGTTTTACCGCATCCCGCAGGGGCTTGAAGAATACCGTAATAAGCATCTATCAGGGCTTCCTTGGCTACCACTTGGTAGTCATAGAGCGGAATGGTGCAACCGAAGTCCACCTCGGTCGGTGTAGGAAGATCGACCTTCATGTGACAATCGTCCATCGCCAGCACATCATTCAGACAACCATAGGGAAGAACCAGCGTGTCACCGTCCCATTGAAACAGGTACAACTTCTCAGGGGTGTTGCCGACCCAAAAGTGCATACGGACTTTCTTGGCGTACTCAGGATTAGGAAGGATAAGCTGCTTCTTGCACCATTTAAGCAACTGCTCAGACGGGTTTTCAATTCGGAGCTGATTGCCAACAGTTACTTGCATCGGGACACCCACTCTCTGAGTGTGATGCCGAATCGCCTAATATCGTTGGCAGACAGCACGGTTAGCAAACCGGACAATTCCAAAAGCGTAGAGAAAGAGATAAATCGAATTTCACCGGTTATCAACCTAATTGCAAACCAGCCCTCTCCGTTCCCGGTTTCCTTCCAGAGCGTCATAGCGGAAAACTGGTTTTCCTCGATGCGCTCCATCTTGAAAATGTTCTTGGAACAATCCTTACAGTCAATGGGATAGCTGACACCGTTTCGAGCGGCAATCACATCGAATGGCTGACCTTGACTATTCTGAGCGAGATTGTGCGCCCAAAAGCCACAACCCGACAGGCTCAGGCATAAGTCTCTTTCGAAACCAGTGCCAACCTTGCGATTGACATTCATGTTTTCACTCCTTTACAAAGGAATAGGTCTGACATATAATCAGATTGAGCTTTTACGCTTGCCGTTGATGGAACTGGTACTTCCGTCAGCGGCTCTTTCATTTTCTCGGCGAGATAGGCTTGAACGCCCCAGACAACTCACAGAACTGCCAAAAAAATCCAAGACCAATAACCATGTGAACTATGCCTGCGCCGAGAGTCATCGTGCCCTGCTCTACCGCGCCGACAACACCGAGAGTATAGAAAAATGAGAGAAATGCGAGGGTTCCAAAAACTTTTTTCATGAAGTGACCTTCTTCCATGTGTACTTCTTGCCGTACCGCTGCTCGTACCAGATTTCAAACTCAGCTCTGTGAGCTGCGTCTTTGAAATAATCTCGAACCAGCTGTGCGATCAGCAGACTTACGGCTCTAGGCTGAGCCTGTTTTTCAGGAACGAAAACGCTCATGACCCGATCTTTCCCTCGTACTCGTTCAGAATATCGAGGGAGCGGCATAGGATTTCATCTGCTTTCGGGCCAATACGGGTGCCAGACAGCGTTGCCGACATTTCAAACTTGTCCGTAAGCAGTCCCTCGTCCGACAGGCGATGGATAAGCCATGTATAGGTAAGAGTGAACCGTGAAACCTTATCCTTAATCTGCTCTGCGATAGAAGAACGATCTCCCACAGACAGCGGACGGGAAGTCTCTGCCATCGTGTGACCTCCTTTCATTCGAATTACAACAAAAGTTGTAAATAATCCTTGCAATCAGAGGTCGCCTATGCTACAATCAGTTTTGCGAACGACAATATCATTGGCGATACCCCGATTAGGAAGGAGCCGATTTCCTTTTGCGAGAAGGAAGTTGACCCCTCGGATTACTGTTGCCTTTATTAACTTTCGTTGTTGTAAGTTGAGTATAATCCCGTTGACGGGATTTGTCAATAGGGCGAGAGTGATTTTCTGAAAAAAAATTCCCGTTGACGGGAATGGAGGAAAACACGATGACTTTCTATGAGCGGCTAACTGAACTTCGTAGAGAAAAGGGTGTAACCCAAAAACAAATTCAAGAAGAACTCGATCTCGGAAAGAACTCCTTTGGGGACTGGAAGAAGGGTATTATACCTATTCGCTCCACCCAACAGCTTCTTGCCAAATATTTCGGGGTATCGATTGACTATCTCATGGGAAAAACTAATAACCCCATTCCTAATACGGAAACGGTTGGCACCTACATTCCGTATGAGAAACGGGGTCTGCGCCCAGTCATAGGTTTAGCTTCGGCAGGAACAGGGGTAATTGCAGAAGAAATGATTATTGGTTGGGAAGCAGTTGAGGACAAATACGACAATGACAACTGCTTTTGGCTTGAAGTATCAGGTAACAGCATGGCTCCGAAAATCGACAACGGAGATCGAGTGCTTATTCAGCGAGACGCAGAAATCGAGAGCGGCTGTATTGCCGTGGTCGTGGTGGACGGTGTGGAAGGATTTTTGAAACAGGTCGAGTTCGGTGAGAACTCTACCTCGCTTCACTCCTTCAACCCTTACTATCCTGATATGGAGTTTGTAGGTGCCGACCAGAAACGCTTGCACTTTATCGGTCGTGTCCGGGAAATGAAGCGGAGGTTCTAATATGCGCCAGAAGTATAAGATCGACCTCTCTATGCTAACCCCGGAAGAACAGCAGCAGTTTCGTGATGACCCTACCACCCTGACCAAAGGTGAAGTTGATGTCGCTTTGTACCTTCGGTTCAGTTCGGAACGGCAGAAGGAACAGTCCATTGAGGGTCAGCTTCGAGACTGTATTGCGTACTGTAAGCGAAAGGGCTTCCGCATTGTCGCCGTCTATGTTGACCGTGCTACTACTGCTCGGAAAGATGTAGAGAAGCGAGTCCATTTCCAAGAGATGATTTCCGACAGCGCTCATCATCTCTGGAACTTTGTGGTCGTGTGGAAGCTCGACCGCTTTGCCAGAAATAGAGAAGACAGCGCCGTGTTCAAAATGCGGCTGCGGAAGAATGGAGTTCGGGTCAAGTCCGCAACCGAAACGATTTCCGAGAACCCCGAAGGTATCATCTTGGAGTCTGTACTTGAAGGTATTGCCGAATACTATTCCGCAGACCTCAGCCAGAAGATTACCCGTGGTCTGAGAGAGTCGGCTATGAAGGGTCATTCCGTTGGTGGTCATGTCCCCTTGGGGTACAAACTCGAAGATCATAAACTCGTCATAAACCCCGCAACTGCTCATATTGTTCAAGAAGCATTTCAACTCTATGCCAACGGCGAGAGTATGGCTGAGATTTGCCGTATCTTCAATAGCAAGGGCTACCGTACCGCCAAAAACTCAGAGTTCAACCGAAGCAGTTTCAAATCCATGTTCAAGAATGTGCGGTATATTGGAACGTACATCTACAAGGATATAGAGAAGGAAAACGCTATTCCCGCCATCATCGACAAAGACCTCTTTGAAACGGTACAACGGCGGCTTTCCCTGACCGCTGATGCGCCTGCAAGGGGTAAGGCTAAGGTAAATTACCTTCTGTCGGGAAAGCTGTTCTGCGGGCATTGTGGGGCCGCTATGAATGGGGAAAGTGGCACGAGTAAGACAGGGGCTATCTACAACTACTACACCTGCCATTCACGGAAACAGCGAAAGGGCTGTGATAAGAAGCCGTTGAAAAAAGATTTCATTGAACGGATTGTCGCACAGGACGCTATGGCGTTGCTTACCAACGACGTGATTGAGGAACTGGCCGACATGGCTATGTTGCAGGCAGACAGGGACTTAAAAGAAAACACCCGTATTCCTGAACTATCTACAAGACTCGCCGAGGTCGAGCACGGTATCAACAACATCACCAAGGCCGTTGAAAAAGGAATTGCATCTGACGCTCTCCTGAACCGCCTGACCGAGTTGGAGAAAGCAAAGAAAGACCTGACCTCTCAGCTTCGGGCAGAAGAAAAATACATCTACCGAATTGACAGAGATCAGGTGGTATTTTGGCTGACGAAGTTCCAAGGAGGCGATATAGAGGACGAGGATTGCAGGCGGCGTATCATCGACCTTCTGGTGAACTCTGTGACAGTATGGGACGAACCTGACGGATATAAAATCACCACCGCATACAACCTCACTTCCTGCAAAACCAAGACTTTCCGAGTCAGCAACAACGCTGACTCTCCTTCTGGGAAAGGGTTCGGATTTGGAGGGCTATCGTCCACCATTGGACGCATATCCGAACCCTACATTGTGTGGGGTACGGTCTATGTCCAAACCAAAAGACACTCCTTGTCTTAATCGACAGGGAGTGCCTTTTTTTGCATTTAGGTGAGTTAGGTGAGTAATCGGGTTAAAATCCCTATAACTTCTTCTTAGTACGCGCGTATAAGAAAGAGTTTATAGGAAAAACGCCCGATTACTCACCTTTATCACCTTCGGGACTCTACTTTAACAGAAAAGTCCACGAGTTATGGCCGATCATGCCGTCCACGCCGAGGTTGTGCTCCCGCTGCATCTTGCGCACACCGGCCTCCATCTTCGGCCCGAACAGCTTGTCCGTCGCGGGGATGATGTAGGGATAATAGCCCTTGTCCTTCATCAAAATCATCGCCGCGCGGACATCGTTTCCACTCATTCCGCGCTTGAGCATTCTCAGTTCCATAGTGATTGTATCCTCCTTTTTCGGTTCTTTGGGTGCCGGTGTGACCGGCTCGTCCTCGGTGGCCTTGCTGGCATAGTCAGGCAAGCCGAAGCCACGGATGTACCGGCCATTGACGGGGATGGTGCGATAACCGACCAGATGCACGCCGTTGACGACCATATTGCCCTCGGTCGCTGTGATTGTCTTGCCGTCGCAGTCGGTGACGATGCCTACATGGCTATCTCCGACAGTGCAGTCCCCGACACCATTGTCGCTCCATGCGTACACGATCACGTCGCCAAGTCGAGGGACGTGGGCGTCGTTTTCTTCCCAGCGTCCCAAGCGCTGGTAGAGCTTGATCATCTCACCAACACCGACCTCGGTCGGCATGATGTCGGTCAGACCGCAGGCAATCGCCACGGCCGATACCGTACCGGCACACCATGCATCGGTATATCGCAGCTTATATCCTCGTGCGAGTGGCTTGTGGCTGTTGTAGATGTCGATGATCTTTTTGTGGCTGCCATCAGCGTTGTTGTAGCCGACCCACGACTTGATCTGATTGACGACCTTCTGCCTGAGTTGAGTTTCCGTCATGGCTTACACCTCCTTACACTCGGGCAAGCCCGCGATGCTTGTCAGGATGGACAGCACGCCCGCCAGCGCCGAGGCCGATGCTACGGCGACCCAGTTGACCTCACCCAGCACGGCAGAGGTGCCGATGGTTGCGACCGCCGTCTGCGCGACGGTCTTGATGGCGCGGATGCCCGCAGCCTTTGCCCACTTCTTGATGTTGTTTTTCATGATTATAAGCTCCTTTCTTATTTCGCCCGCCCGTGGGCGGTGCAGCTACTTATCTTCCTGTCGGCCGATCTTGCTCTCGAGGCTGTCCAGACGTTGATGGGCCTGCTTGGCCGAGGCCTCCACGGCAGTCAGCCGGGACACCACCTGCACATGGCGATCGTCCTCTTTTTCTTGCTTGTGCTTGATGTCGTCGATACCGGCTTTGACGTATCCGATCTCCGTCAGCAGCACGCCGTCCTTTTTACCTTCCGCCGTATTGTCAGTTTTATTGTTACGGCGGAAGGCCGCGATTCCAAAGACGATGGCACAGCCGGTGCCGAGGACGCCAAACGCCGTTGTAAATATCTCAATCCCGGTCATTTCCCTACCTCCTTCCCCGCGTACTCGTCCGCCTTTAGCCACGCAGACGGCTCAAATTGCCCCAGACCGTGCAATCAATCCAGCCAAGCAGGTCTGTCCGGGATGACCAGCGTCGCCGGTGCGTCCAACCATGCCTTGTACCACTTGCGCAGCTCAACAAGATGCGCGATGCTGACGCCCTCATACCATAGCTGCCCCCGGTTGAT